ATGTTTTGTGAAAAGCTGACGGAGGAACAGATTCGAAAGGTGATGAACGTCATTTCCGATGACGGCGCACTGACGATTTTGAAAATTCGTACCTATGATAAAAGCTTTGAGGATGCGGTTGCGGTTTCCGCTGTGCCGGAGGTAACGGCGAAATTTCAGGAGGATATTGAAACCTACCAGCTGCATGATTATTTCATCAGAGGAAAAAATCGCGCAGGTGCAGGCTCCGATTATATTTACAGAAAAATGATGTATGAATGGTTCGGCGAGCCGTATGTTGTAAAATATCTGATGGAATATTAAGGGGGAACGGATATGTATGTAAAAAGACTCAAGGATGATGAAATTTTGCAGATTATGCGTGTCATTTCCGACCCCGACTGCGAAATTGTGAGCATTTTCCGCAAGGTGACAGACCCTGAGGTGGTTATCAATTCGCAGGACATGGAGGAACGCTATGTGCTGCATGATTATGATATAGAAGGGTTTGATTATCTGCCCGATGATTCCACGCGGATGTATCGTAAGGAAATGCTGAGGATTTTCGGCGAAAAATATGCGGCGGATTATATGTTGAGAAGATAAAGAGGAACAGAAATGAAAACAAGTGATTTTTACTTTGACCTGCCTGAAGAACTGATTGCACAGGAGCCGCTTGCGGACAGAGCATCCAGTCGGCTGATGGTGGTGCATAAGGACAGCGGAAGGCGTGAGCATCGGCATTTTCGGGACATTAAGGAGTATCTGCGCGCAGGGGACTGTCTGGTTATCAACAATACCAAGGTTCTGCCTGCCAGATTATACGGCGAAAGAGTCGGCACGGGCGCGGCGATGGAGATTCTTTTGCTGGTGCGAAAGGATATGGATACATGGGAGGTTCTGGTGCGCCCGGGGAAAAAGGCACGCCCCGGTGACAGGATTTCCTTTGGCGGCGGCAAGCTGATTGCGGAGGTTTTAGAGGTCATCGAAGGCGGCAACCGTATTATCAAATTTGAATATACGGGTGTGTTTGAAAACATTCTGGAGGAGCTGGGCGAAATGCCCCTGCCCCCTTATATTACACATAAGCTGGAGGATAAAAACCGCTATCAGACGGTTTATGCGGAGCATGAGGGCTCTGCGGCGGCACCCACGGCAGGTCTGCATTTTACGCCGGAATTATTAAAGGAAATTGAAGACATGGGCGTGAAAATCGCACATGTGACGCTGCATGTTGGTCTGGGCACCTTCCGCCCCGTAAAGGTGGAGGATGTGCTGGAGCATGAAATGCACTCTGAGTATTATGTGGTAGAGCCGGAGCAGGCGGCGATTATGAATGAAACGAAGAAAAACGGCGGCCGCATCATTGCCGTCGGCACAACAAGCACAAGAACACTGGAATCCGTAACGGATGAAAACGGCGTGATTCAGCCCAAAAGCGGCTGGACGAAGATTTTCATTTATCCCGGATACACCTTTAAGGCGGTGGATTGCCTTGTGACAAATTTCCATCTGCCGGAATCTACGCTGATTATGCTGGTTTCTGCGCTGATGGGGAAGGAGCTTGTGATGGAAAGCTATGCCGAGGCGGTAAAGGAACGGTATCGGTTCTTCAGCTTTGGGGATGCGTGTCTTATGATAACTACGAACTGAGTAGTTTCTCTAAAAGAAATAAATGCTCGAAAAAGGCTTAATTTCAGGGGTTTTCGCCGCTTGGAAAACGTGTCAGGAAACTGCAAAAAAAAGGTGAAAATACCTCTTATGGCGGAATACGAACCCAAGGCTTATAAAGATTCTGCGTTATGCAACTGCATATTTGCTAAATTTATGCAAAAAATATACCCTGATTCTGTGGTCGGAATCAGGGTTTTTTCATGGGTTTTATTTGTAGATAAAGGTATGTACGATATTGTTTTTGAAGGTGATTTTTGTCACTGTGCCATCTGTCACAACGATTTCTTTAATGATGCTTGCGATAAATCCTTTCGCTATGGTGGCATCCACCTTTTGAATGAGTTTTTCAAAATCAGTGTATTTCGGATCCAGAAGTTTTTGGATAATCAGGAAATAGCTTGCCTTTTCCATGAATCCGTCCTCGGATGCCAGAAGAAACTGGTTGTCCTGTTTTAGTTTTTCGATTTCTGCAATGCAGGAGCCAAGGTTTTCTGTAATCGTAGTTTTCTCTGCGAGGTATTCCTCCTCTGTCATGCCGGAGTTTTCATACAGATAGATTTTACGCAGACGTTTTTCTGCTGTTTCCAGTTTGATTTTTTGTTCTGTCAGTTGCTGCAGACGGGATTTTGCCTTCGGGCTTTCGCTTAATACGATTGCCGGACGGTAAGGGATAGCTTCCGGATCAGTGGGTGCGGTGAACATCTGCAGGGTTTTTTGCAGACCATCCGGCTCTATATGGTCAACGGATGCAAAGGGCTTTCCTGTGAGCAGCTTTGCCTGTAGCGCATCAAGGGATGTTTCCGTGGTGATTTTCTTGCTGGCACGCATGAGGTTTGCGATGTAGGTAAATACGAAAGGCCCCAGAGTGATATCGGATGGGATTTTCGAGGTGCATCTTTGGGCTGTATTTCTATGTCCCTTGCAGGTGTAGTGGGAAGGGCGGTAGCCGTTTGCTCTGATTGTATCGAGAGCAGCCCACATATTCTCACCGCACATACCACAGCGAAGGATGCCGGCAAAGATATGAACAGATTTTTTTCGGATAGACATTCCGGGGGTATCCAGTTTGATAGGCTCAGTGGAATTTCTGTGATTTCGTTTCAGAATAAACTGGATGCGCTCAAACCGTTCTCTGTCTTCTATGATTGGCTCATGGTGGTTTTCGTAGATAATCCATTCGGATTCATCCTTCAGACCATAGCCGCTGTTTGTTTTTCGGGTATTGTACTTATAGTCTCCGATATAAAATACATTTGATAGAATGGTATGGACCGTAGTAGGACTCCATGGGTTCCCTTGTTTTGTTTTGATCTCCTTTTCATTTAATGCCCTGCTGACGTAGATCAGGGATTGTTCGTGTTCGTATAAATCGAAGATCCGTTTTACAACAAGTGCCTGTTCTTTATCAATCGAGAATTCCTTTGTTTTTTTGTCATAGATATATCCGTAGGGGACATGGCCGCCGTTCCATTTCCCGGTATTCGCTCTGTCCAGCATAATTGTGGTAACACGCTCTGCTGTCATGTTTCGTTCCAGCTCAGCGAATACCAGTATGATTTTTAGCATAGCTTCGCCGATGGCAGAACTCGTATCAAATTGCTCGTTTTTGCTGATAAAGGCAACACCGCACTTCTTCAGATCAGCATACATGGATGCAAAGTCCAGAAGATTTCGACTGATACGGTCGATTTTCCAGACGAGAACATGGGAAAATTCACCGAAATGAATACGGTCTATCATTTGCTGAAAAGCAGGTCTTTTCGTATCCTTGGCAGAAAAGCCTGCATCCTCAAAGATGTAGTAGTCACTGATACCCAGAATCATTTCTGTATATGCAATCAGCTCCCTGCGCTGTACATCAAGGGAGTCTTTATCAATCTGATGCTTTGTAGAAACTCTGATGTATATAGCAACCTTTTGCTTATTTAGTTTGTCTATATAGTTTGGCATAGGATTCCTCCTTATTTATTCAGGGATTGTCCTTGGACATTCTCTCGGACAGTCACAAAATTTTTTCGTATAAAACGTCCATCTGAAGTAGAAAAAATAAAAAATGCTCTGATTTTTAGAAATTGCATTTTTGAAAGAGAAAAAATCTACAAAATAGCGAGAGCACGGAAAATGCCTAAAAATCAAGGTTTTCTGAGGGTGGCTAAATTTTGTCTGCGGACATTCCATTGGACAATCGGAAGGAAATCCGCGAGTAACCGTAACCTAACCGTAACCATATATAATTTAATAAATTAAATTATATATAATAGGGGCATCGCCGAAGCAATGCCCGCCTTTCATTTGCTTATTTGAAATCGTTCAGATTATCTTTGAATCTTTCCAGTGCCATAAGAAATGCAGATTCGTTTTTCAGCAGATAATTGAGATCTGCAAAGTAGAAGCTGGTTTCCGTCTCGTAAGGCTCATATTTTGATTTCCCGGTATCGATGAAGGGTTTGTATTCCTCCATGAATTGTTCTGCTTCAGAATCGAACAGGTGGCTGATGCGGAGTGCTTTTTTAACCTCAGCAGGAATAAACCAGACTGCGGCTCTGTCATCTGCAATACTGAAATACAGGAGGATATGTGTTGTATTGCCTGCGGCAAAACGGATGCGAAGTTCCGTAGGCGTAATCTGAATGGAGAACCCCTGAATTGCTTTGATATCGTTAATGAGTTCTTGGACAGCACCTTCTTCCAGATAGCCTTGTTCCGCAAAAACATGGATAAATTCCTTTTCGGAAAGCAGGGGCTTGCGGATATATTTTTTCTGTTCCTGCGGAATAGATGCGTTCAGAGATGGAGAGGTCGATTCATACATCGTTCTTTCGATGATAGCCGTTTTGGTTAGCATATTAGGGATGATGAGGGTAGAATCTCCGTTTTGATAAATCTCCATTTCCACCAAGCCAAGATGAAACCGCATATTGGTATGAATATTTAGAAAGTCTGCCAACTGCTGTACGCCGGATCTGATGCCGTCACCAATGATAAGCAGAAGGAAGGATGCTTGTTTCAGATTTTCATTCACACAGTCTGTGAAAGTTGCCTCATCACAGAACCGAAGGTGACCTGCTGCCGCCATCATATCAATGATACGGGATGCAGTTTTCGTTTTTCGATAAGTATAGTCCTCTGCAATTTTATCCAGCTGCTCGCAGGTCCATTTTTGCAGTTCTTTGGCATAGTCGATAACCTGTGCGACAACAGCACGCTTGGATTCCTGATTACGGAACAGCTTTGTTTCGACCACAACCAAATGACCGGAGGGGGTGATATACAGGTTATCTATGTAGCCCCTAGTATCCCCGGAACCAACCGGAACCTCTGTGCCAATGCAAAGCAGAGGAGTAAACTCGCTCCCGATTTCTGCGGAGGGAATGATTTCAGGATTTTGCTCTAAAATAGTCTGCAGCCATTTTTCGTTAAAGGATTTCTCCATCAACGGGATGCGCTGAAGCTTTGTTGTTTTGTTATCGGAATCGACAATCGCAGCGACCCTCGCGGAACGTCCGCTGTAAATCATAGGTATCACCTCGCATATTTGACCAGAATTGAATGGATTAAACTTTTGTCATCCTCAGAAGCCATTTTGTATAGAGTGAGAAGTTTTCTTGTGTCAGAAGTAAACTGCTCTATGCCTAATTCGTTTTCTTTTTGCTTCTCTTTATCGGAGTCTAATCCGAGTAGCCAGTCGATTGACACCTGAAAATATTCGGAAATAGTAATTATTATATTCAAATCAGGTGTTCTTGTGCCATTTAAGTATCGATAGAGAGTCCCTTGAGACATTTTCATCTCAACTGCTGCTACAGCTGCGGTCAGTCCTCGGGAGGACAGTAAGTAATTCAGATTTTTAATAAAGGGTTCATAGTTCATAGTATACCTCCTAATCTTGATTTAATGATATAGGTTTTTTGATGCTTTTGCAAGGAAAGTTAGCATAAACAGCAGAAAACTTATCAAAAGTGACAAAAAAACATTGACATTATCCGATTGGCGAATTAGAATAAAGTTGTGAAATAAACAAAGCGAAAAAATGAGATGTAACATGAAAGGCGGTGAAAGAATGAAACCACTCGAAATCAAAGGAGCCAGAGTTAGACTTGGATTAACGCAGAAGTATATGGCAGAACATCTTGGAATGTCAGTCCCGTCTTACAGGATGAAGGAGAAAGGGGAAATTCGGTTTGCCACAAACGAAATCGGACCGCTTGCGACAATTCTTGAACTGTCTCCGGATCAAATCAATGATTTCCTGTTTGATGGAGAGTTGCCGCTTGGCACTGCGTGAAAGTGCTATATTTTTTTACTATAAATTATCCGATTGGATAATTTATAAAAAAGTTGTGAAATAACAAACGCCGATTGGATAATCGAAGGCACAAAAAGTAGTAGGCTTTTACCAAATTTTGTGTTTTCCTTTGTTCTTGTGATTATTATACCCAATCCGGGAGGTGAATAAAATGGGGCGTGGTGCTACAAAAGCGGTTGGTAACGTATGGTACGAAGCTAGAATAAATGCAGCAAAATATGATGACAGGCTGTATAGCCGGGAAGGTGCAGCTGAACGGCTGAACATGTCTGTAGACGCTATTCGAAATGCAGAACTGAATATTTCAAAATGTATGCCGGTGGATAAGGCGGTCTTGATGGCTGATACATATAATGCTCCGCATCTCCTGAATCACTATTGCTTGCATGAATGTCCGATTGGTCTGCATCATCCGATTTCTGAAGAAGTTTTGGATATCGATAGAGTGACAGTAAAGCTTCTGAAAAAGCTGAAGACTGAGGATCTTGAAAACATCAAAACTAAGCTGCTTGATATTGCGGAAGATGGCATTATTGATGACACTGAGAAGCCAGAATTAAAAAAAATTCTGGATTATCTTGATGGATTAGCAAAGACGGTCAGTGAATTAAAAATTATCGGTGAAATGGCACTGAATGGTGGTGGTTGATTTGGCAGATGGATATGCGTTGGCAAAGATGCTCGAAGAAGAATATGGAATCACCACCATTGAAGAATTGGATTCGGCAATACGGAACATGGAGGTGTTTGATATTTCCCCATTTTGTTCGAAACCAGTTAGAAAGGAGGCTCAAAAATGTCAAGAGAAGAAAGGGAAAAGAAAAGAAAAGCCCAAAAAAGACGAAGTAGAAATATCCGAGTAGTTGCATCAGCAGCTGCATTAACGCTTGGAATTATTGGATGCAAAAATCTCGGCTTGCTTGATGATAATGAAAAATTTGAGTCTGAGACATTTACTACCAGAATCGATGTAGGGGATGTGGAAATTGTTGCATCAAGTGTACCACTAACTGAAGATATTCAGATTGCTGTACAGAAATATTGTAGATTGTATAATGTGCCATATTCTTTGGCACTTGCGGTAATTCAGACGGAAAGTTCCTTTGATTCTGATGCTGAAAATGATAATTGTTATGGATATATGCAAATCCATAGCATCAACAAGGACAGGCTTATGAATGAACTTGGTGTTACAGATTTGATGAATCCGTATGAAAATATTCAATCTGGCATCTATTTACTGAGTTGCCTATATGAAAAGTACGATGATTGGAATTTAGCTCTGGTTGCATACAATAACGGCGAATCAGGTGCCTATGAGAATTACTTCAGTAAGGGATTGTATAGTAGCGATTACAGTGAAAATGTTCGATACAGACAGAAAGATTGGGAGGAGATGATAGGGTGAACAATGAGCAGATTTCTAATATCTTGATGAATGTTCAGAATGATTTGAACTATGATTTCGGAGTTGAAGAAATTGTAGAAATCATGGGATATACCGTTAGGAAATGCCATGTAAATGGAGAAGGAGAATCTTATATACCGATTCTGTTTGAAAATGAACTTTACGATTACGTTGCAAGGAAAAAAATCAACGAAAGAGGGAGGATTGTTCGATGTGTAAACATTGCTTAGAACCTATTTGTCCATCTGGATGCCCGAATGCAGAAGAAGCGCCTATTGTTGAAGAATGTGAATACTGCAAGGAAGGTATTCGTGAGGGAGATAGATATTTAGAGATAGAAGATATTTATTTGCATGAAGATTGTTTGTCAGATATGAGTAGCACTGAATTGGCTGAACTTATTGGTGGTGTTTGGAAATGTGGTGATTCTTTTGCCTAAGATTGCAGAGATTCCAGATATGCCGGAACTTGAGTTTGCAGAAAGCACTCATATATACAAATTGAATGGAATTATCATTCCGAGTGTTACTACGGTATTAGGCCCGCTTAATAATCTAAAGTATGACGGTATCAGTGAGAAGACACTTGAAAATGCTGCTGAAAAGGGTTCTGCAGTTCATAAAGCTATTGAAAACTTTATAGAGTTTGGGATTGAAGATATCGAGTCTGAGCATAGAGGATATTTTGATGGATTTATGAAATGGTGGCAAGAGAAAAAGCCAGAACCTGTTGGCGTAGAACGGCGTGTATATCATCGTGTGATGCTATATGCGGGAACGGTTGATTTGATCGCTTATATAGATGGGGTTTTGACTTTAATTGATTATAAGACCACCTATGCAATGAATGACATGACCTTCAGCGTGCAGTTGGAGGGGTATAGCCAAGCACTGAAAAGTTTTGGTATACAGGTGCAGAATAAGATGATTTTGCATTTGAAGAAAGATGGTTCCTATGCTGTGCATGAGTACCCGGTAAATGACCCTGTTAGATGGAGGGTGTTCGGGAGCCTGAAAACAGTATATGACTATATTCAATCATGTAAATAAAAGAATGGAGATGATGTTATGAGTATGATTTTGAACACTACGACACCCATTAGCAATGCAGAGAATGTGCAGGTTACGGAAGTGAAGCTGCCCGAAAAGGTGTTAGGCAAGGAAGTTCAGTCTATGCTGGACAAGGTAATGGGTATTTCTGTTAAAAGTGATTCCGATTATGAAGTGGCAATCGAAATGACAAGAAGTGTAAAGGAGTTGCAGAGGCAGGTAACAGATTACTGGGAGCCTTTAAGAGAATCAACTTATAAGGCGTATAAAACTGTTACAACAAAGAAAAAGGCAATGTTGGATCCGCTTGAAAAGGCTGAGTCCTTTTTGAAAGAGAAGGTTGGTGGGTACCTTGATTTGAAGGAAAAGCAGCGCAGAGAACAGGAACGTATGATGCGCCTCGCTGCAGAGCAGGAAATGAGAGAAAAACAGAAAGAAGCAGAAAAGGCTATTGATGCTGGAAATGAGGTTGCGGCAGAATATGCAATGGCAGAAGCAGAGGTGATGGAAAACGTAGCCAAAGCAGGAATGGTAGAATCTCAGAACCCTAAGGTTGATGGTGTTTCCGTTAGAAAAAACTGGGAAATCGTAAGCATTGATAGTTCGGTTGTACCGACCGAATTCAATGGTGTTGAGATCAGACCTGTGGATAAAAAACTGGTAATGAACCTGATTAAGGCATCTAAGGGTAGAATTCAGATTCCTGGTGTGCAGTATAGAGAAAAAGCAAGTATTAGCGTGAAGGTTTAATGGAATGGAGGAAAAGAAAATGGAGAATACAAATGGAATGGCACTTGCTGTTGAGAAAGGAAATATGGTTTTGAATAATGGTAAATCTTCGCAACTGAGTGTATTTTCTGATCCGAAAAGTTTTGAAGTAGCCCTCAAAATGGCAGAAACATTGGCGAAATCCACTGTTGTACCTAAAGAATATCAGGGGAATGAGGGGAACTGCCTGATTGCTATTGAAATGGCATCGAGAATCAATACAAGCCCTATGATGGTAATGCAGAATCTTTATATCGTAAATGGCAGACCTGCTTGGTCCAGCCAGTGGATTATTGCAATGATTAACAGTAGCCACAGATATAAAACAGAATTGCAGTTCAATTTCGGAGAAGATAAAGAAGATGGGGGTCTGAGCTGTTACGCTTATGCAGAAGATTATGCAGGGCATACTGTAAAAGGACCTAAAATCACAATGAAGATGGCTGAAGCAGAAGGATGGGTAAATAAAAATGGGAGCAAGTGGAAAACGATGCCTAAAGTAATGATTCAGTATCGTGCAGCATCTTTCTTCGGCAGAATGAATTGTCCTGATATGATTATGGGTATCTACAGTCAGGAAGAAGCGGTTGAGATGGAACCGGTAAAAGAAGTAGCTACAGTAATTGACCCTGATACTGGTACAGAAACACCTATCACGATTGAGGGAGAGCCGATTATTACGGATGAGCAGAGAAGAAGTCTTTTTGCAATGGCGAAAGATAACCTTGGTAAAGAATGGGGTAATGAAGCAATCAAAGCACTGCTGAAAGAGTTTGGATATGAGTCTACTACAAAGTTACCGGTATCTGTATATGAAAAGATTCTGGAAAGACTGGCTGAGATTTGCGCCAATGCTGCCGCCGCTGCTTCTCAAAATGCGGAAGATACCAAAGGCTGATTATCTTATGGGGAAAAGAAAGAATAAGGTGGCGTGTAATCGCCACCTTTGGAAGAAGGTGAAGACATGCCTTGGATAGCGGTACATTCTAGTATCAATGGGCGAAAGCTAAGAAAGCTGAAGAAACAGCTGAAAATCAGAAGTTGGGAAGCGAAAGGACTTCTGGTTGATTTATGGCTTTGGGGACTTGAAAATGCGGATCGAAATGGTTATATCATGGATGCCGATAGAAAGGACATCGAGGAATTTGATAACGACTATGACAATGAAAGAGGATATACCCCTAAAGAAGTTGTAACAGCCCTTATTGAGACTGGATGGATTGATGAAATTGATGGAGCCTTCTATATCCATGATTGGGATGTATGGCAGGAATTCTGGTATAAAGCAAAAGACCGCAGGATAAAGGATGCTGAAAGAAAGAGAGAGAGTAGAAAGCTAAAGACCGATTTGGCATCGCCCGTTTCTGGTTACAGACCACCTATGCCACCGCCGAATGAATGGGCGCGGAGCGGGAGCGGTGAAGAAAACACAGAAATCCAGACAGAAAAGGAGAAGAAACCCAAAAAACAGGCGGAAGAATTTCCTACTAAATTTGAAGAATTTTGGAGTGTTTATCCTAGACAAGTAGATAAAGGTCAATGCTACAAAAAGTATAAAGCCAGATTGAATGACGGATTTTCTCCGGAGGAACTTCTGATTGCGGCAAAGAATTATGCGATTCAGTGCAAACAACTGAAAACAGAAACTAAGTTTATCAAACATGGGAAAACATTTCTTGGTGACAGCACACCCTTTGTAGAGTTTTTACCTAAGAAGAAATTAGATGAAGGGCAGGAGCCAAATCCTGATAATTCAAATCCATTTGCACAGTTTGGAGGTGATGACAGTGAAAAAGGTATCTGAAACGATTCAAGAATTTATGGCTCGAATATCAACAGAAATTCAGACGAAAAATGCCGGGGACTATATGAAGGATGGAATCTTATACTGTGGTAGCTGCCATAAGCCAAGGAGAAAGTTTATTGAGATACCTACACCAACGGATAGCAATCCTAACTTGGTCAGCAAAGTTCTTGTTGCTATAAATTGTGATTGTGCGGAGAAGGCTGCGGCGTTGAAAAGGGCAGAACAACAGAAAGAAGAAACCTTGCAAACAATGCGGAGGTTAAGAAATGGGAGTTTGATGGATTCAAGATTCGAGGTATCAACATTTTCTTCTTTTGAGTGTACGAGGGCAAATGAAAAGAATCTGAAAATATGTAAGAGATATGTTAATCGATTTAATGCAATGAAGCAGAAAAACCAGGGGCTGCTCTTTTGGGGGAATGTTGGAACGGGCAAGAGTTTTGCAGCTGCTTGCATAGCAAACGCTTTGATCGAAAGCGGCATAACTGTTGTTATGACATCTTTTATCAAAATTCTTGAAGTATTTGATAGAAAGGATCCGGAGTTACAGAAAGATATTCTGGATAGATTAAATTCGGCCAGTTTGCTGATTTTGGATGACCTCGGTGCGGAGAGAGGAACGGATTATGCACTCGAAAAGGTGTATTACATAGTAGATAGCAGATATCGTTCTGGAAAACCTCTGATTGTTACAACGAATCTCAGCCTTTCTGAGATGATGGATGAATCCGATATCCGAAAGAAACGTATTTATGACCGGATTTTGGAAACCTGTTATCCAATGCAGTTTACTGGGAATAGCTGGCGAATGAAGGAGGCCAACAAGAGGTTTGACAAAATGGAAAAGTTTCTGCAGGAAAACTAATGAAATGAGGTGATACATAATGAAGTCGGGAGAAATCATGATTAGCAGTGTTGATGACAGGGCTGCGGTAGCTGCTATTCTTGTAAAGAATGGATATGTGGTTATTCCTGTAAAGATTAAGGTCGGAAGTACAAGAAAAACATTTCTGAGGTATATGGACGCAGATGATTTTGATAAAATGCCTGCAGACAATACCACTGAAAATATGGAGGAAGATAAAGAAGACACTGTTTTGGAAGATACTCCTGTTTCTGCATTGACCGAAGGATTTGAAACAGGAGAAGATGATTATTTCGTTGGTGCAAGTGAGCAGGAAGAACAGAAAGGATTTTGATATGGGTAGAGTAGAATTTATTATTCCTGGACAGCCAAAGGGAAAGGGAAGACCTCGAATGTCTACTCGCACAGGGGTTGCCTATACGCCGAAGGATACGGTTATGTATGAAAATCTTGTACGAATGATGTATCAGAATCAGGTAGGTGAAAAGGTGCTGCAGGGTGCAATTTCCGCGGAGATTATCGGATATTTCCAAATACCTAAGTCCACAAGCAAGAAAAAAAGACAGGAAATGCTTGAAGGTAAAGTTGAATACACAAAAAAAGTAGACTGCGACAATCTGGCGAAGGTTGTTCTCGACTCTTTGAATCAAGTGGCGTTCCATGATGACTCACAGGTGTCACGTTTGTACGTTTGCAAGAAATATGCAGAAGAGCCGAAAGTAGTTGTTAAATTGACAGAACTGGAGGAATTTGAGTGAGAGAAAACAATTTCGATGGTTGGTGGGAGGGCGAAACAGAATATACCTGTGACTGCTGCAAAAAGACTGAGAGATATCGCTTTGATGATGAAGATATCGACTACAAAGGTCATAAAGCTGATTTAAGGTCAAAGGGTTGGATTTTCACTCAGGTAAATGGCTATTGGAAAGATTTCTGTAGTGAATCTTGCAGAAACCAGTATATTAGAAACAATACGATTTGATTTGAAAATAAGGAGGAAATGAATATGTGCGAAGATATGGTATTATCCCTGAAATCCGATACATTCAAAGCTATGAAAGAGGACTTTGACGCTGTTATGGCAAGAACGATTGGTAATATGCAGATGCGTGGTACCAATAATGCAACGATTACTTTGAAACTTGGTATTTCTATTTCTGCAGAGAGTGGTAGAGATTGGAGTAGCGAAGAAGAAGGCGCTACGAGACAGTTCCAGAGACCGTCCTTTAAGCATGAAATCAATTCCATAATGCAGGTGAAGGATAAAAAAACTGGTGCGCTTACAGGCGATATGGAACTTGTGTATGATGCCGATAATGATGAATGGGTGCTGAGAAAACTGGAAGATGCACAGACAAGCATTTTTGATGATGAAGGTCCTGTTTATGCAGATGCTGAGGTATCCGATGTAAATGAAGTAAAAGCACTGCCTGGTGATATGTCCGAGCATGAAGATGAAACCGGTGCAGCGGATAAAGAAATTATCAATCATGAAGATGCAGCAGAATACGAAGATGATTCTGAAGAAGATGAAATTCCATTCTCTGATATCGAGGGGAACGAACCTGAAGAGGATTGACAAGAGGAGATCTGAATTATGAACAAAGTGATTTTGATGGGACGCTTGACTAGGGACCCTGAGGTGCGGTATAGCCAAGGCGCAGAACCGATAGCGGTGGCAAGGTATACTCTGGCAGTCAATCGCAGATTCAAACGCAAGGATGAGCCGGAAGCGGATTTTATCGGCTGT